GATCAAAGAAGGCCACAATACTTGGCTCATGGATGAGTTTGAAAAGTTCACACAACATAAAGCATTAGAACGTGCAATCATTCAATCAGCCGATCTTCTTGAAAAACATGATTACGGTGCAGTAGAGATTCTAATCAAAGAAGCAGTACAGATTGGTCTTGCTCGCGACATGGGTACAGATTACTTTGCTGATCCTCGCGGCAGACTGTTAGGCATCAAAGACAAGAACGGACAAGTAAGCACAGGCTGGCCCTGTATGGATCGTAAACTGTTTGGTGGTATGAATCGCGGTGAATTGAATATCTTTGCAGGTGGATCAGGTGCAGGTAAATCATTGTTCTTGGCTAATCTAGGTGTTAACTGGGCTTTGGCAGGTTTGAATGTGGTATATCTAACACTAGAACTTTCAGAAGCACTGGTTAGTATGCGTATCGATGCAATGATAACAGGCACGTCGACTAAAGACATTTTCAAAGAATTAGATGATGTTGAAATGAAAGTTAAAATGATTGGTAAGAAGTCGGGCATGTTACAGATCAAATATATGCCGTCAGGTAAGACTGCCAACGACATTCGCGCATATCTAAAAGAATATGAAATCAAAGTAGGCAAGAAAGTAGACGTATTGTTAGTAGACTACTTGGACTTGCTGATGCCTGTGAGCAAGAAGATTAGCCCAGCAGACTTGTTTATCAAGGACAAGTATGTGTCAGAAGAACTGCGTAATCTAGCAGTGGAAAAGAACTGTGTGTTTGTTACTGCGGCACAATTGAATCGCGGTGCGGTTGAAGAAGTAGAGTTTGATCACAGTCATATCAGCGGTGGCTTATCTAAGATTCAAACAGCAGACAACGTGTTTGGTATTTTTACAAGTCGTGCTATGCGTGAACGTGGACGTTATCAAATTCAATTGATGAAGACACGTTCATCGAGTGGTGTGGGCATGAAGATTGATCTAGAATTTAATCTAGAAAGTCTGCGTATCAGTGATCTTCCAGAAGATGAACAAGAAAGCACAAATGGCGGATCTCGCGGCGGCTCCAGCATCATTGAACAGATTAAACGCAAAACTGAAATCAGTAATAGAGAAGAACCCTCTGAGGGTATACCTGTAGGCAAGGTCAGAGCGCAAGTAGAAAGCACAAAACTACGTGAAATTTTAAACAGCATGAACACAGATGAAGAGTAGTAGATTTGAACTTTATCATTGGCACACACGCAACGGTAAAGATACAATAGAAGTAGACTGGCCCAAAGTACACAAAACCGTAGGAGTTGATCTAATAAATTGGATCAATAAACAGCCCAAGGAAAAATGTCAGTTAGTTGTAGATAAACTCAACGAAGACTTCAAGCTCATAGCAGAATTCTACGATCAGCAAACATTAGTGGCTTATCATTTAATGTGGGCTAAATAATGGATGCGAGCAAAAGAATTTATCACTGAAAGAGAAATGCCCGAACGCAAGAGTCGGACAATGAGCACTGCTTTTCAGTTTCCTACCATGCCCAGCGCCAACGCCTATGCAGCCTATAGATTTGGTATGGCCATGGCAGATCATACTGTGAATTATCCAGAAGGGCCCGCCAGCAACAGCGCAGTAATTGTAGCTTATGCTCCTGAAGAGGAAGACATCATAGCGGCAGGCACTAGACAAACCGGGCATCGAGGAAAAATATTAGCTGATCGCGGTAGTCGAGAGCCCGACAGCACTCTTACACAAAGTCCGGTGGCCAAGCCCAAACGCAATCGCTACGGAGTTTAACATGCGACTGCGAGAATTTTCCCAAACAGATTTTGTCACGGTAAACACAGAACTAAATCCCAAACTATGGCAGGGCGGAAGACTAGACGGAAAAGTACGTCTTAAACTCTTGGAAATCGCCAGAGCATTTGTGGATTTTGTAGGTGTGGATCTTGACGTTAAAGATTATACTATAACAGGGTCAAATGCCAATTACACTTGGAGCAAGTACAGCGACCTTGATCTGCACGTGATCATTGAAGGTGAAGTCTCAGATGCACAAAGAGAGCTTTTTTCAGCGAAAAAGGCACTGTGGGCAGAATACCACGATATCACTGTGCGAGGACTGCCTGTAGAGTGTTATGTACAAGGCGAATCAGAAACACATCACAGCACTGGTGTTTACAGTGTCATGAATAACAGTTGGTTGATTAAACCTCAAAAAGTAGAACCCAAGTTTGACGACCAAGCAGTAGAAGCTAAAAAAGACAGTATGCTGAGTCAAATAGAGCAGGCTCTACTCTCAAAAGATTTGGAAAAATTACGAGCTGTCAAAGACAAGATCACCATAATGCGCAGAGCTGGACTGGATCGTGCTGGTGAATATTCAGTGGAGAATGTGGTGTTTAAGATCCTACGCAATCTAGGATTGATAGATCAAATCACAGAAAAAATAAGAGAGCTGGAAGACGCCGAGCTCTCTTTGGAACAACAGACCAACGTATTAGATTAGTCTTTTCTGCCACCAAAAAGCTGTAGCAGATTTAGGAACAGATTAATAAAGTCCATGTACAGACTCAATGCACCCGATACTTCCACTGCAGGATTAGTATCAACTGAAACCATTTCGCGTATTCGCTGTGTGTCGTAAGCAGTTAGCCCCAAGAAGATAATGATAGCTAACGCTGAGACCACCATCTGCATGACTGTGCTGCCAATAAAGATATTCACAATGCTGGCAATAACAATGGCAATTAGACCCACAAACATAAACTTACCTACACTGTCTAGACTGCGTTTGGTAAAATAACCATAGCCACTCATTACCGCAAACAATATAGCTGCACCCATAAATGCTGACACGATACTGCCCATAGTGAATACGGCAAAGATCATACTAAAGCTCAGCCCCATCAGTGCCGCAAATCCATGCAAGCATAACTGAGCTACTTGTTTACTAGGGTTGTTACCTAACACATAACTAACACCAAAGATTGCCGCAAGAGGAGCAAAAATTACAATCCACTTCAGCACCCCTGTAAAAAAGAATTGTAGTAGCTCTGGTGTGGTGCCTACAAAATAACTCACTAACATTGACACTAACACAGCCACGCTCATATGGCCATAAACACGGCCCATGGCTGCATTGACTTCTTGTGCTGAGCGATAGCTGACTGTGCCATCACTGATATAATTTGTTCCGAACATTTGGACTCCTTGTGGTTGATATAAGTTTAATTATACAGTATAATATTTACACAGTCAACTCGTGATTGTGCCAAAAACACAGTTTTTTGAGGTTGACAATAAATACGCATATAACTAGGAATTCACATGCTGCATATCATCACAGACATTCGAGACAATCTCATGAATCTCATCAAAGACGATCCAGTACGGCCCGAATTGCCTGCGGATTTTCGTGTAAATTCAAACTCAAAAATCTTCGTGCTACGCGACGATGAAACTCAAGAGCCCCTAGCAGTGACCTGCGTGAAGTTCCTAAATCAAATTCCTCATAATGTAGATGAATTAGCAGAGCTCACGGTGAACACCAATACTGCTGTGTTCTATACCATTTGGAGTTATGCTGCTGGCGCTGGTCGTAGACTGATAGAAGAAGCACAGCAGGAAATTCAAAAGCAACAGCCTGAAATCGACACTTACGTGACACTGAGCCCAAAGACTGAAATGGCTCGCAGATTCCACTTGAAAAACGGTGCGGAAGTGTTTAGAGAAAATCCCGATACAGTAAACTATCTGTACAGATAATTATCCACGTACTGTGGGTGTATACAGTTTCACAAAACCCTGCCATGTGTCACCAGTTCTAGCTGACATACGATCAGCCAACTGTCGAGCTGTGTCTTCAGCTAGAACTCGCTGACGCTGTGTGAATCTTGTGCCAGTGAGATCCTGGGTTTTCACAGTCTGTCCTGTGACTGTGTTGCGGGCCATGGGTAATAGATATTGTTCGCTCATATGAATATTTATACCAAATGCTGTGCAAGAACCATACAGCTTATCCAAGCCCAAATAGTGTTGAATCCCACCAAGGTAGGTAACAGTTTCTTCTCACTTGCCCAAATCAAGGTCAACGATGTAAACAGTGTAAAGAAGTACAGCCACCATATGCTGATGCCAAAAATCAAGCCCGGAACGATGATCATGGCTTTGGCCGCCCACGATAGAAACTCCACAATATTGTAGTCTGTCCAGTACTCTCTCTTAAACCACATGCCATAGCATTCACGCATTTTACGCCACCCTATGTGATTATACACCAAGTAGAATAAACAAAAGGCAGCTAGGTTAGCTGAAATAATCTGTGTTGGTGTCATGATTTTCCTTGTTTGATGTTATAGACGTAGGCGACTGCACACACTGATATGATCAACATAGTAGGCCCTAAGATCAACCCAGTTACCATAGATCACACTGCCGTATTTTTTCAGCGTCTTGTGTGGGGTCTCGTGAAAGATACACAACTGCGAACACCACCCAAAACGCTAGGAATAAAACGTAGCCTACCATGGCTTGTCCATGAACACAAACATAGTGACCACACAAAACACCACCACAAACCACAGTGTGTACCCAGCCCATGCATCCTGTTCCGCTTCTGTGGGCGGGGTTTCATCTTGTACCTTCTTCCAACCCATTTCTTCACTGCGATCTTTTAGAGGATCATATTTTACCATAGATTCTACTCCTTTGCGTGTATATATGCGATTTGAGATTCAGCGGTGTAATTCCTGGCGAAGCCGAGCGCAAAATTTTTTTTGCGAAGCAGAAGCGCAGATTTTTAGTCGAATAGTGTACGGCAGACTCTGGTATGTTCAGGCCAGCGTAGCAGCCATATATCAGCAAGTCCTGGGTGGCTGAATAGTATCCACCAATCTGTGATTATAGTGTCCGAAAATAGTTCGGGATCGGGCTGGCTTCTGGGCCAATAATTGACTCTAGGATGCCAAAGAGTTAACAGCTGTATCTGTGGTGGTATCAATGGGTCTAGATATATCAACAGCATATATGCGGCCTCCTAGGCTACGCTGGTATATCTCTGCACATGCTGGAATCCAAAACTCCATGGAGTAGTCTGAATTTATCAGCAAGATATACAGCATGATATATTTACATCACAGTGCTATATATGTGTATGTTAACTCTAGTAGACACTACAGGCGAATATAACTGCACAGTGACTATCCAAGGTCCCATGGGTCAAATACGCATACACGATTTGATATGGTGTCCTAATGATAGACAAGATCTGCTGGAGATCTACTACTGGGAATCATATGCTGTGCTGCAAGGTGCGTATCACTGTTGTTTTAGCTTACCTGGTAAGGTAATATTGTTGAACCCGTAGCACCCACGGTGTTAAATGAGCCAACGACATTACGAACCACATCGCACTCATAGAGTAGTCAACCCCACATATATGACTGGGACTAAACACACTGTATACGAACCCTAGAAAGAACAAGGGCGCAGGTGCAAGGCTTAGTATGGTGTATAGTGTACGCATGAGATATTTATAGCCCAAATGGGAGTACAGCTCAAAAAAATTGCAGCGCAGTTTTTTTAAATGGCGCCTCGCAGTATGCTCATGGTGAT